GCTCTGTCCTTTGACAGTTCCACGGACATAGAGCGTTTCTGAATTGGGGCGCTTGTAGACTTTAAGGGGCATTCCAGGCTCAACAGAAGGCGTTTGTAATCTGCCGGATAGAAGATAATGCGGCTGCCCCAACGACGGTGCGTAGGACCTCCATGGAACTCATGGACGCGGCGCAGGTGTTCTCTGAGCTTTGTCTTGCCGATGCGACCTTTCAAGCGATCAATCACGTCCTGGAAGGTCATCGTTTCATCAAGCGTTTCACCCATTGTCACCTTCCCTCACCTTAACGGCGCGATAAAGCCCGTCCGGACTGCGCTCAGCCAGACCGCGACGAACGAGGAACGGATACGCGATCCGGCCCTTATGCGTTGGAGCGTGCCAGATGTCCGGCTCTGCCCGCAGCAGGTTCAGGACGTCGCGTTGCGGGCGGGTTAGGACTGGGTCTGTCATGGATTTTCTCCCTTCCGGACTATAGCCCATCCCATGCGGTCCAAGTTGTAGAGAACGCGATCAACTCTATCGCCAGGAGAAACTCCGAGCTTTTCTTTGCGGGCCATGCCCTGCTCTTGAAGAGCTCCCAGTAGATCGCATTTGAACTCGACGCGTGTCATCGCTTCACTCATCCCCGTTCCTCCGCGTCCATGGCGGCGCCCTGAGACTTCCCAAGCAATGCAACGGCCCGCTTGTAGATCTCTTTGATCGTGGTCCACTGGACCGGCACGCGCTGCGTAAGCTCTCCTTCGCCGCCGCAGAATTCGCATTCTTCCCTATCGTCAGGGTTTCCATGGCACTCATGGCACTGAACGGGAGTTGTTTCGTAGAACTCCCCGATCAGGGCGTATTTCGCACCATTCTCAGCTGTCAGGGCCTCAGGCATTAAGATCATCTCAAACACTCCCCGGTCGCTGACCGGCCGATAGGTGGAACAGGATCACGAGGGCTAGGGCCTCGATTAGGGTGGGTAGGTGCGTCATGCTGCCCTCCATCGCGCTGCCAGCTTCAGGGTCGCTTGACGCTTGATCTCAAAATCAGGCGCGTTGAACGCAGCAATACGCTCCTTCACCTCGCTGTCAGGCGCATAGGCCAGACCGCGTGACGCAGCTTTCCCGCGCCAGTGGCTTTCTGTCTTTCCGCCTGGGGCGAAATGCCGGTCATAGTTGTACGACCGGGCAAGATCCTGAAACCACTTCTCTTGACGCCAAAGCAGGTAGACGCGGAACATTCCCGGCCGCTCAATCTCAAGGATGCGATTGCTTGGCATAAGGTCGTAAATAGTGGGGCGCGGCGGATCATATGCGGCAACATCGTCAAGATCGCCCCATCCATGAATGACAGTGCCGTTCCAATCTCCAGACTCAACACTGAACGAGAACCATTTGCCGTCATGCTCGATATCGCCATCTGCAACATGATTGCAGGCGTTGAGCGTGTGGAAATTATTAATCCGAAGCCGAGAGTCACCCTTTCGGGTCCACATTGCATCCGCAATGCGTTCCATAACTTCTTCCCCAGCCTTTTCGCCATACTCGGCGCAAAAGGCTTCAAAGGCCTTTTCACCTGAGCCGTTCATGCTTCACCTCGGGCTTTGGCGAGGGCGAGTTCTGCCCGCTTAACAGTCTCGAAAAGCGCAGGATTAATTTCCGGGGAAATCATGCACGCTGCCGTGTGGAGATCCTTCGCAGCTATGTGTAAAGCCTCATAAAGCTCTGGCGCCGCGGCAATCAGGTACGCGTCCGGCGCGGCAATCCCGCGGATTTGAAACCGATACACAGACGTATCTTTTTGAGCCGCTTCCAACCCAACGATCGACTGATCACCAACCTCAAACTGGAGAAGGTCTTTTGCCTTCACCATCCCCCGACCTTCGGGCTGGAAGGAAGGCTGCGCCCCATTCAACCCCCATCGCTGAAATCCCATCACATACCGACGCCCTGAATGGTTGGTCGCAAGATAGATACTTGGGCATCCTCCAGCAGTTCCAAACCAAGCCCACGGACCAGGCGTAAACTTCGCTTCCGACATCACGCCTCACCTCCAACAAACCGCCCATCCAGGCGCTCAATTCGTGCAACATCACTCGTAAGGTCTCGGCCCCACGGCGTGTGCTTCCACTCGTTCGCGGCTTCCCGCAGCGTCTCCGCCATGTGCTTCGTCCAGATGGCGGCGCTCATGTCTTGATCGAGTTCGCGGGTCATGCTGCGGCTCCCAGCTCTGGCGAACCTGCGCGGCGCACCTTTTCGAGCATTTCCATTTTGAGTTCGTGAAAGTTCTTGAGGGCTTCATCGAGCGTCTTGATGAATGGCTCATCGCGAAACGTCCGCTCTGTGTAGAGCGGGAGTTCATCGCTGTAAGACACGCGGTCATTCCATTCGCGTTCTGCGAAAAGGAGCTGCCCCTGAACCTGTGGATAGTACTTCCGGTCGAAACCTTGCGTCATGTACAAGACATGCGTTGCCGGTTCGGGGCATTTGATCTCAACCAGGCCATTTGTCCCGACGAGGCGATCTGGGCTTACACCAATCGTTCCGTCATCATTGGTGATGAAGCCGACCTTCTCTGTCTTGACCCCGAACTCGAATTCATAGGCCATCGCAGCGAGTGGCTCGAATTCGTTTCCGTGCTGGATGGCCATGAGATTTGACAGATCTTTATCCAGAGACCGGTTCAATACGATCTCTGCCGCCAGCCGCGCAGCGTATGCTGGCGCCTGAGAAGACAGCTTTCCGGCGGGCGTGATGATCTTTTCAAACTCAGAGGCCGTGGGGATGCCAATGCGAAGAGCCAGCCATTCTGCTGTGCCCTGCTCAACATTATGGATTTTCACTTCCCATCTCCCTGCGGAATTTTGGAAAGAAGAGCCTGATGAGCCTTTGGAAAGGTTCGAGCATCCATCTCATCGAGAGAGCGGCAACGTGCCCACGCCAGGAATGCCGCCGTATCTGCTCCTGTCTTTTGCAGAAGCGAAATCAGCTCATCCTTTTGCTTCGCGGAAATGAAGTTCGCCTGCTTTTGTGGCTGATACTTCCCGTCTACGTCCTCATCGCAACGGACGATATTGAGCAGCATCTCAGCGCAATACCGTTTGCCGTAGGAGATCGTTGACCCAAAGCCCTGCAGCGGATTGCGCCCCTGCCCCGCATCCAGTGGGAGTTCGATTTCAGCACTCTGCGACTGGCCATTGGCATGCGAGATCGTGCCAATGATGACCTTGGCGTTGCTGCCTTCTGCTGAGCGCGTATTGAAGGACAAACGAAGATGGTGAAGCGCCAGGATTGGGCGGATCACCCGGTCCATGTCTTCCCATTTCGTAAACTTGTATCCACCCTTCCCGCCCAGAGAGACCGTGCCATTGCGCTCAACCTGAGGGATTTCACCGCAGGCCGTCGCCATGGCTGCACTGAATTCTGCACGCGCTTCGCGTTCAATGAGCTTGTCCTGCATCGCCAAGAGCGCCTGCATCTTCTCAATGTCGCAGTTTGGATTGGAGGCAGCATTTGCAATAACCTCCATCATAGATGCGGCCTGCGGGGCACTAGCTTTTGCTGCTACTTGAGCCTTCGGACGCTCGATTACCTCGCTCATGCCTTCGCTCCATCCAGCTCAGCCATGACAAAGAACAACCCAGGCTTGACGGACTCTGCCAGCTTGCGAAGGCGAGCAACGGCAGGGACGTTTTCAATGACCGCAATCTCGTCAAGCTTGCCGATGAGCTGTGTTTCGTACAGTTCGCGCAGTCCCTGAGTTGGGGCGATATTGCGCTGATTGCGGAGGTAGTCTGCCATCCGGTGTAACTGCCGGATCTTACGGACTGTATCTGGATGAGGAACGAACGACATAGACGCACCTCTCCCGTTCACTGCTTCACGCATTGTTCGAATTTCCTGTGTTTACTTGGCTATTATTCTGAGAAGGTCAGTTCTGAGAGGAGCTGTTCGAGCTCGTCTTTTGCGAGATCACACTCTTCAGCAATGTCGCTGCTTCCCATCGCGCGGGCTCCATCTCTGAAGCGCATGAGCATGCCGGTGACTGACTGAACTCGCCCGAGAGCTGCATTGAACTCCATCGTGACCAGCTTGCCCTGTGGGCAGTCGAGAACCTCGGACATCAGCAGGCCACCTCAAGCGACTTCAGCTCATTGTTCGTCTCGGACCACTGCTCATCCAGCCGGTTCAGTTCATTCTGAACAGCATCGCTCCGTCGCTCGATATCTTTCAGCTTGAGCTGAAGTTCGACCACTCGGCCACCGCTGTTGCTGCCATAACCAAAGCCAGCCATCCGATGATTGAAGGCCGCGTCGTTGAAGTTATCAGGGTGGGCCATCAGTGCAGCTCCATCTCGCGGGATGGTGCGACCTGGTACACGCCCAACAGCATCTTGAGCCGAGCAAGCCCCTTCTGGGTAATCATCGGCTGGCCAACCCCCTCGGTGTAGTCCGTCCGCTTTACCTCGACGTTCTTCACTTCCATCATGCCGGTCTTGATGCGGTCAGAATATGCGTGCTTCCGGCCTGTCGCCGTGTTCACATAAACCCAGCCGATCGAGATCAGCTTGTCGATGAACTTGTTCTGAGGCCAACCGCACTGAGCTGCTGCAGATCGTAGGTTGTGACGGCCTTCGAGATTGGCGAGCGCATCGAAGCTCTCAGCCTTCGGGGTAAGTTCTGCGTTCTCAGCCTCAAGAGCAATCACCTTCTCGGTGTACCCAAGGAGCGTCTGGCGTAAGAAAGCCGGATCGTTCAGGTCGATGGCAGGCACTGCGCTGTAGCTGCCTGTCTTGCGGATCTGTGGCAGCACGTCATGCCGAACCCAGCGGTCGAAGCGCTTGGCTTCCGGTTTCCGGCTGCGGCTGATGAGCTTGTAGAGGCCGGGCTCCGTGATGCCGCTGACTTCTTGGGTTCCGCCAAGGGTCCGCACAGTAAGCGGACCCTTTTCATCTTCGTCCAGCACGCGAAGTGAGGACGTCACATCTGAAAGTCCAAGCGCGCGGCATACGTCTGGAGCTGAAAACATCAGCTCACCGCTCTCACGCACATCCACATGAAGCGGCTTATTCTCAAATCGGAAAAGTGTGATCTCTGTCACTAGCGTTTCTCCCATCGCCGTTCTGGCGTGGGATTAACTTATGCGCATTAGTGCGCATATTGCAAGCGCAAAAATGCGCACGCTATCAAAAAAAGAAACCCGGCCGTAGCCGGGTAATGATCTGTATTGCTCTAGGTGACTTATGTTCTGGTTTGGGAATTTACAAAATTTGCGGACACTTAACTATATATGCATAGATCAAAAAACCAATTTTGATCGATAGATTTCCTCGGGTGCGGTATATACTAAATCATCGCCTCATCTTGGATGAAAGTTATAAATTCGGCGGGGATTTGGTGCTGATAATCATCATCACATCTTCTGGGCCTTCAGGTTTAAAATCATCGCCGACCGTACCCGTAAATTGAGGGCGCTCTCTACCCTCATAGTACACAGCATTAAAATTAGAACTTCTTAATTGGTCAGCGAGCTTTTTTGACAAAAGAAGATCTGTAGACCATAGGATAATATCAGATTCATAATAAATAACGGAAGAAGTCGCAAATAGATCGCAATAAATTCCTATAGATTCAAAATTTTTCTTTATAGATTGAGCATAGAAGAAAGATTCAACGTCGCTTCCTGTATAATATATTACAACTCTTTTTGGCTTATTAATTAAAAATAGATCAATTCTTTGTTTTTGATCGTCGCTTACCGTCCTATATGTAATGGCATTTTTTAATTTTTCGGCATTTAGCTTACTTTCTGCTGCGTCCTTTTGTGCGATGGCAATCTTCTTGTCGTTCTCAGCGTCTAGAATAGACTGACAAGCGAACGTCAATCCAGCGCCTAGACCAGTCAGAACGCCAAATATAACAGACCCAACTGTTACCCATTTTATGAGTGATTGCGCTAATTCTGGGGACAGAGATATAAGGTTAAGCATGACATTAATGGCCTTGTTGGTAATTACAATTTTTGCAGGGCTGGGAACCGCTTGGGTCACTGCAATAATTTGGCGCGCCAATAAACAGCGATTTAATTCAAGAAATTAGCATCGATTTCATCCCCACCCCCTCCAACGCCACAGATCATTCCGGTCGGATGCTCTGAATGATCACGCCCTCGATCCAGTATTCCGGACGGCACCCGTTGTCTGGCATCTCAACAAGATCAGCCATCGATGGGAGTACGATAGCCGCTGAGAACTCAGGGTTTGAGCTGCGAGGCCAAAGCACGACCTTGCCGTCTTCCTTGATCTCGATTTGCTTGATTGTCGCTTCCTGGTCGCCATTAGTCTGTCGGATCACAACGACCTTTTCCCCGGTCTTCGGCGCCCTTGCCAAGTCGCCGATCCGGACCGCGAGCACGATCGTTCCCTCTGGATACAGAAGGTCCATGGAATCCCCTCGCACTCGAAAAGCCACACGCGGGAGGCTGGGGTATCGGTGGTCAGGGGATACTGAAACAAACTCTGTTGGGTAGTCCTGCGAGAAGCCATGCTGGAAAACTCCTGCTTGGACATAACCAATCACAGGCACGCGATTAAAATCAGAAATCGGTTCAAGGGCTGGCTTTGCGGCAGGCTTCACATTGAAAGCTGCCGCGATCTTGGCTTCAGTCGTCGCCGACAAGCTATGAGTAGCTGCCTCATCATTCATAAAGCGCACTACGGTTGAAGGCGCTACGCCACTCTTTCGGGCGATGCCTGCA